CCCCTCATCGCCCTCACCCACGCCCATAAAGGAGACACCCACAATGGATGAAACCCTCGACTTCGACCAGCGTCTCGCGCTGATCGCGATGCTCACCGACCGCCACGTCAGCATTTACACCGTCGGCCTCGCCTACGACGGCGACGACGACCACGCGATCGACGTCCTCGACGACCTGACCGAGGCGGGCCTGGCCGAGCCGGTCCCCAACGACGACACGTACTACCTCACCACGACGGGACGCGCCGTCGCGCTCGGACTGATCACCGGCCACCCCGCGACCGAGCGCCCCCACCCGAACGACCCGCCGTGGGCGCAACTGCTGTACGCGGTCGCCGGGACCCTCGCCGACGCGCTCAGCGACAACATCGCCGCCGCGCTCGACCGAGTCCACGCGGACCGCGAGGCGCAGATCAACGCCGACGACGTCGAGGCGTGGAACGCGATCGACGCCTACATCGCACGGAAGGCCCAGAAATGACTGACCTGAATGGATGGCGGATCGGCGACGACCAGGACCGGTACACGGCCCTATGGCACGCGTGCGGCGGCGTTGGCGAGCGCAACACGCTCGTCGAGTACGTCGATCGCGGCGCGACCCTCACCGAGATCCACGCGATGATCACCGCGCACGTGTGCGGGCAGGACAACGACGATGACTGACCCCGCCGCGATCGACAAGACCGAGCAGAAAGCACGCAGCATCGCGGCCGACCTCATCCGGTCCCATTCGGAAGGTGTCGAGTTCCTGTCGGTTGTCGAGATGCTCAGCGATTACGAGATCGCCGACGACGCCGACGACACGCTCGCGCATCGCGTCTCCGACCTGATCGACGCCGCGACGGTCACCGTCACCTGGCCCGACGAGGCCCCCGATGGACGCTGACGACGTTCTCGCCGCCGCCATGCACGGCACCGACGCCGACGGGTACTCCGAGATCCTCACGTGGGCGCTCGACGTCGTCCGCGCCCAATGGCGCGCCGCATGGCGCACGCTCGCCGCCCCCGAGCCCGACCCCGACGCGATCTCGCAGGCACTGTGGACGCTGCTGGTCGGCATCACCTCGCTGGCCGGGCTCGCCACCGGCCCCACCGAGTAACCCATCCCGCCCGGCCGTCCATCACGGACGGCCGGGCACCCGAAAGGAGGCGCAACACCATGACCGACACCCTCACGTTCGTCGATCTGTTCTGCGGTGCCGGGGGCAGCAGTACCGGCCTCGTCGAAGCGGGGTGGGAACTCGCCGCCGCCGCCAACCACTCGCGCGTGGCGATCGAGACACACGCCGCGAACCACCCCGACGCCGAACACCTCGCCGTCGACATCTCCGCATACGACATGCGGCACCTCCCACGAGCACGAGCACTATGGGCGTCGCCAATCTGCACCGAGATCTCTCCCGCCGGGGGCCGACGACGACAGCCCGTCGGACAGGACCCGCTCCCGGTGCCGTGGGAGGAGTACGGCGCGGTCGAAGCCGAATCGTGGCAACGGACCCGGGCGACCGCGCACGACGTGATCCGAGCGACCGAGGTTCACCGCTATGACGCCGTCATGTGCGAGAACGTCGTCGAGTTCGTCACCGACTGGCCGCTGTTCGATTGGTGGCGAACCGGTATGCACCACCTCGGGTACACGTCACAGGTCGTCTCGTACTCGTCGGCGCACGTCGGCGACGCAGCGAACCTCCGCGCTCCGCAGTGGCGAGACCGGATCTACATCGTGTTCGTCCGCGACGGCATCCCCTCGCCCGATCTCGAACTGCGCCCCCGCGCGTGGTGCGTACCGTGCGGGGCCGACGTTGACGCCGTCCAGACGTGGCGGAACGGCCGGTGGGTCGGGAAGTACAAGCAGCAGTACGACTACCGGTGCCCGAACACCACGTGTCGGCGCGCGCTCGTCGAGCCGTACGTGCGGCCCGCCGCCGACATCATCGACTGGGGCAACCTCGGCACCCGCATTGCCGACCGGAAACGCACCGCGGCGAAGCCCGAGGGCCTGGCACCCAAGACGATGGCACGGATCCGCGCCGGCCTCGCCGCGTACCCGCTCGACCCGTCCCTGATCACCGTCAACCACGGCGGTCACGACGGCCGCGCCGTCGGCGTCGACGACGCGCCGCTACCGTCCCGCACGGCGAAGATCGGTGACGGTCTGCTCGTCCCCGTCGGTGGGCAGCGAAACACGACGTGCTCCACGACACGAGACCCGATGCGGACACGCATGGCGAACCCGAAGGGGTACGAAGCGCTCGTCTCGTCGCCTTACATCGTCGAGTTGCGGCGCAACGGGAAGGCGCGACCGATCAACGCCCCATTGGCGACGGTCGCCGCTGGAGGCAACCACCACGGCCTCGTGGTCCCGTATCGCCGTGCCGCCGCCCGGCCTACCGCACACCCCATGCACACACTCGGGACCGTCGATTCCGCTGGGCTCCTCACCGGGAAGGCCATCGACCCCGCCGACTGTCATTTCCGCATGATCCAGCCGCGTGAACAGCTAGCCGCGCAACGGTTCCCCGACGACTACATCGTCCACGGAACCCGGGGCGAACAAACCATGCAGGCCGGGAACGCAGTCAGCGTGAACGTCGCCCGGTGGATCGGCGAACGCGTCGCCGCCGCCCTCAACTAACAAACCCCGAAAGGAGGACCACGTGAACGACACCCTCACCACCATGACCGACACAGAACTCGACGCCGCGTTCGCGGACGCGTTTCACCACTGCCGAGCGGCCGACGTCGACCGGCTCGCCGCCGAGATCGACCGCCGCGAAACCGCCGCCGACGCGCGCCTGCGAGCGCCCGGCGCGCTCGCCGCAGCCGCCCATTGGTACGCGGCGCGGGGCCTGCCCGTGTTCCCCCTCGTGCCGCGCGGGAAGCGCCCGGTCACGCGTCACGGTGTCAAAGACGCGACCCTCGACCGCGACCAGATCGCCCGCTGGTGGCACGAGACGCCCGCCGCGAACATCGGCGTCGCGACCGGTCACCGCGTCGACGTGATCGACATCGACGGGCCACCCGGGTACACGAGCCTCGCCACGATGCACGCCAACCGGATCGTGCCGCACGTCCTCGGGATCGTCGGCACCGCAGGCGATCGCGGCCGCGACCGTCCGCGCGGGCAACACCTGTACGTCGCCACCACCGGCGTCCGCCGCAACAGCGCGAAGCGGCTACCCGGGATCGACACGCGCGGCGTCGGCGGGTACGTCGTCGCGCCACCGAGCATCGGCCCCGACGGCACCCGCTACTCGTGGATCGAGCCCCTGCGCCTACCCGAGACACCCGAGCCGCGCCCCGCCGCCGCTCCACACCCGACCCTGTTCGCCACCGCATCCTGACCCGATAGGACACCGCGCATGGACGCCACCACACCCGGCCCCGTCGACCCGCGATTCGCCGGCCTCGACTTCGACGACGCCCTGCGGCTACTCGGCGCGATCATCGACGCCGAAGCGCGCGGCGAGACACCGCCCGAGACGCTCGCCGACCTCACCCGGCCGCATCGACCCGCGCCGGTCGTGCTCTCCACACCGGGCGTCGTCCACCTCAATGGGTCGGCCGGCGGCGGGCACGTCGCGTACGCGACCGCCGCCCTCGACGGCGAATGCGCCGACCTCGCCGCGACCGGCGAAGGCGGACGGAACGGGAGGTTGAACGAGGCCGCGGTCAAACTCGGAAGCCTGGTGGCAGTCGGCGCGCTCGACGAGACGACCGTCCGCGACCGCCTCCGCGACGCCGCCGCCGCATGCGGACTCGACCAGGACCGCGAGGGTGGCGGGTGGCGCGGCATCGACGCGACCATCACCAGCGGACTCGACTACGGGATGCGGCACCCCCGCGTCATCCCCGACCGGCCGCCCGCCAACGGGTTCAGTGTTTCCGCAGGCCCGCGAAACATTGTTGGGGTCAACAATGTTTCGTCCGATACCTCGTCCCTCGTCCCGGACGAACAACGGGACGAGGTCGACGGAGACGACGTCGAAGACATCGCGGCGACGTGGCGGCCCGTCAACATCGCGCCCGTCCTCGACGGCACCTACCAGGCGCCGACCCCCGACGTCGGCGCCCGACGCGACGGCGTCGGCCTGTTCTACCCCGGCCGAATGCACTCCATCATCAGCGAGTCCGAGGCCGGGAAAACGTGGCTCACGCTGCACATCTGCACACAACTGTTCCACCAAGGACGCACTGTCGTGTACCTCGACTTCGAGGACGACGAGGGCGGGATCGTCGGACGCCTCATGCGCCTCGAACCCGACACCGCCCTCATCGCGCAGCACTTCCGGTACCTGCGACCCGACCGGCCCCTCGGTGATATCGGCCGCGCCGCGCTCACCCAACTTCTCGCCGACGACGATCCCGCCCTCGTCGTCATCGACGGCGTCACCGAAGCCATGACCGTCCACGGGCTCGACCCGCTCTCGAACGTCGACGTCGCCGCATTCGGGCGAGCCCTCCCCGGGTGGATCGCGCGACACGGCCCCGCCGTCGTCTCCCTCGACCACGTCACCAAATCGAGCGAAGGCCGCGGCCGGTACGGCATCGGCGCCGTCCACAAGCTCAACGGGATCAACGGCGCCCAATACGTCCTCGAGAACCGGGACCCGTTCGGCATCAACCGGACCGGTCGGACATCGATGTACCTCGCGAAAGACCGCCCCGGCCAGATCAGGCGCCACGCCCTCGCGACGAAACACCCCGCCGGCGAGTGGGTCGGTGACTTCGTCATGGAAGCGAGCGCGGTCGGGTTCAACGACGCCGCGATCCATGCGCCGACTGAACGCGCCGAGACGTTCAAACCGACCGCGATCATGGCGCGCATCTCGACGCTGTTGCAGGCCGACGCGAACGACAGCGCCACTCCCGGGATGTCGAAGAACGCCATCGAGGGGTCAATCCGGGGGAAGGCCGAGACGATCCGTACCGCCCTCGAATACCTCGTCAAAGAGGGGTACGTGAGCCAGGACCGTGACGCTCGCGGGTACCGGTTCACGCACATCAAACCGTTCGTAGACACCCCAACCTCGTCCCTCGTCCTCGGCTCGTCCTGACCTCGTCCCGGACGAACCGAAACGACCTCGTCCCTCGTCCCCGTCTATATACGGGGACGAGGACGAGACGACGAACCACTGAAAAAACGAGCGCGACCTCGTCCCTCGTCCCACACCAAGGAGAGACCATGACCAACCGCAACAAGGACAAGGGCAGCGCCGCCGAACGCGCCGTCGTCACCTACCTCCGCGAACGTGGATGGACCGCAGCAGAACGACGCCTCGCCGGAGCCGCCCTCGACCGCGGCGACATCGCCGGAATCCCCAACACCGTCATCGAAGTCAAGGACTGCGGGAAGACGGAACTCGCGGCGTGGATCGCCGAAGCCGAACGCGAGCGCGCCAACGACGGCGCGAACCTCGGCGTCGTCTGGCACAAACGCCGCGGGAAAGGCTCCGCCGCTGAGTGGTACGTGACCATGACCGGCGCGCAGTTCGCCGACCTGCTCGCCGCGCACCTGCCCACCCCCGCCGCGACAGGAGCCCACCGGTGACCATCGACCCGTACCTGTACGCCCTCAGCATCGGGCTCGCGGTCGCGCAGTTCGCGGGCGTCGTCGCCATGATCGCCCTCCGCCGACGGGACACCCGCCGCGCCGACCTCGTCGCCGACACCCTCACCAACGCTGCCGACGCGTTCCGCACCGCGCACGACGCCGCTGCGCTCGGCGAGACGCACGCCAGCGACGTCCACTACGAAGTGGGACGCAGTCTCTACGAGACCGCGCAACGTCTCCGCGACGGTTAACCCAACATAAGGAACGCACCATGAACGACGACCTCGACTACGTCGAACTCCCCGAAACCCGCGAGGCATACGACCACCTCGCCCGCGCCACACGCGAAGCCGAGAACGCCCGCAAATGGGCGGACCGAGAGGCGCACGCCGCCCGCCTCCGCGCGGCATGCGACCACGCCGAGACCACGACCATCGACGTCACCACACTCGGTGACCCCGTCCCGGTCCTGCTGACGACGTGCGGATCCTGCGGGACACACATCGATCCCGCCACGACCACCGGATGACCCAGATTTGCGGGGTCCTTCGGGGACCCCGCAACCGTTTCGGTATCGAACCGGTTATCACCAGAGAGAGGATGAACACCATGACCACAAACGAAGCCGCCGAGATCACCGCCGCATTCGTGCGGCTCGGATCCGCACTCACACAGCCTGCCCGCGATCTCGCAGACGTCGTGCTCGCCACGTACGGCCCCGTCGCGCTCGCCGACCTTGAACAACGTCGAGACCGCCAACCGCCCGGTAGGAAGCGGCACCGTACCGAACGCCGGATACGGTCGATGCGGGCCGCCATCCAACAGGGCACCGCCACCGCACGCAGCCTGTCCAAGCCGTGACCGGGCGACTGCACCATTGACACCACACGAAATCGGGGGGCCGTTCACGCGGCCCCCCGATTCGTGCACGCGGGGAGTCAGAACGTGTAAACCACGGTAGCGGCCACGCCCATCCCCTGCATACGTTGGTCTCATGTCGACACCAGCACGCACCCCGCGACTGCGCCCCTGCGCAGGGACCGCCACCGTGCCCGCTGGCCACACCCTCACCCACACCACACGCTGCGCCACATGCGCACGCGACACCGAGACACGACGCACACGACACAAGCGAGTGCGTCGCCCATACACGTCACACGAACGCCGACGTCGCGCCGCGGTCGTCCGCGAGTGGATCGAAACCTACGGGGCTGTGTGCCCTGGGTGGGGGCGGGCGGGCCACCCCTCCACTGACCTCACCGCTGATCACGTGGCCCCCTACGCGGTCACCGGCCGCGAGGACACCGAGCTCACCGTCCTGTGTCGTGCATGTAACGGCGCGAAGGGCGCGCGCCCGGAGGGGGGCGGGTCGGATGCGTAGAATGTCCGATTCCACTGTGACCCCCTTGCCAGGCTGTTCGTTTTCCAGGCGATTCCCAGATTCGAGCGAGGGCCGTGTGCGAGCTCGCTCGGGTCGGTCGATTGTAGGCGGCGGTGGTAGGGGTGCCTAGGCCGCCGAAAATCGACCCGATACGCGGCCATCGCGGCCGCGGGGTGGTGTCCCTGCCCTCTGAGGGGCGGGCAGGGACACCACCAACATGGCCGCTACCAGCCGTAGACGACGCCGAACGTGCGGAGCGCGAAGCCGAAACGTGGGTGACGTTGTGGACGACGCCGCAGGCGGTCATGTGGGAACGTCTCGGCGTCGGATGCGTCCTCACGGTCGCCCGGTACGTCCGTATGAGTGTCCTGTGTGATGCGCGGCCAGATCACGCGCCGCTGCACGCACAGATGACCGCGTTGGAAGATCGGTTGGGCTTGACACCGAAGGCGATGCGGCTTCTCTTGTGGGAGGTGCTGCCGGATGAGCCCGCGGCGCCTTCGTCGGCGTCGGCGAGAGGTTCGCGGGGCCGTCCGAACCTGAGAGTCGTCGGATGACGCGGCAATGGAGGGGTCCCGAGTACGACGGGGAGTTCCCGTCGTTGGGTTGGCAGGTCGGCGAATGGATCGAGGCGCATCTCGTCATCCCGGACGGGTACCGGCAGGGCCACCCGTACCTGCTGACGGAAGAGATGTGGCGGTTCCTCGCGCATCGGTACCGCGTGCATGAGGATGCGCAACCGGAGCCGTCGGCGCATGCGCTCGTCTACTACGGGGCCCAGCTGCGACGCAGTCAAAAGTGGGGGAAGGACCCGCTTGGCGCGGCTTTGCAGTGGGCGGAAGCCTTGGGCCCGACGAGGTTCGACGGATGGGACGCGAATGGCGAGCCGGTCGGCAAGCCGTACCCGTCGCCACTCATCGTCCTACTCGGAACGTCCGAAGACCAGACGGCGAACACGTGGCGGCCGATCAAGTCGATGGGCCGGAACGGTCCGCTTGCGGACATGCGTGGTCTCGACATCGGAGAGACGAAAGTTGTGCTGCCGGGGGGCGGGATCATCGAGCCGGTGACGACGAGCGCGAAGGCTCGCCTTGGCGCGCCGATCACAAGCGCGTGCATTACCGAGAGTCACCTTTTCGCCCTCCAAGGTGGATACAGGCGCGTCGTCGATGCCGTGAAGCGGAATTTGGCGGGTATGGACGGCCGGTGGATCGAGCTCACGAACGCGTGGGACCCGACCGAGGCGTCCGCCGCGCAGGCGACCGTCGAATCGAGCGCGCCCGGCGTCTACATTGACACGATCGAGCCGCACCGGGTCGCCGACCTCGACGACGACGCCGAACTCCGCCGCGAACTGTTGCGCCAGTATGGCGACAGCGCGGCCGAGCGCGGCGGATGGGTGAACCTGACCCGGATTATGGCCGACGTCCGCGACCCGTCGCATTTGGAGGCTGACCGGCGCCGGTTCTTCCTCAACGAGATCGTCGTCGGCATGTCGGTGTTCGCTGACCCCGTCCGATGGGACGCGCAGGCCCGAACCGACCTCGCGCTCGCCCCCGGCGACGCGATCACACTCGGGTTCGACGGCGCGAAGTACCAGGACGCGACGGCGCTTATCGCGTGTCGCATCGCGGATGGGGCGTTGTTCGAGCTCGGCGTGTGGGAACGCCCCCCGAACGCCCCGCGTGACTGGCAGGTCGACCGGACCGCCGTCGACGATCGCGTTCACGCGACGTTCGACGCGTACCGGGTCGCGCTCATGTACGCGGACCCGTGGCGGTGGCAGGACTACCAAGACCAATGGGCCGGTGAGTGGCCCGATCGCGTGGTCGAGTTCCAGACGAACAGGGAGCAGCTCATGGACCGAGCGATCGAGCGGTTCATGACCGCACAATCGGGCGTCGACTTCGCGCACGACGGGGCGCCGACGCTCGCACGGCACGTGAAAAACACGGTCGTGACGAAGGGTGGCCGCAAACGGGGCCGTCCCGGTGAGGACGCGGTCGCCACCCACTACCTGCGACTCGCGAAACGCGGAGCCGGGCAACTCATCGACGCGGCTGTCGCCGCGGTCCTCGCATACGAGGCTCGCGCCTACGCGATCGAGCACAACCTCGCACCGTCCGACGAGGACATGGCGGCCCCGGCCGCATGGTTTATGTGACGCGCGCTGAGTGGATGTCCGCAATGGTGCTCGCGCTCGTCCTGCTCGCGGTCGGTGGCACGTGGGCGGTTGGGCCGTGGGCGCTCGTTGGCCTCGGGCTCGTCCTCGTTGTCGTGTTGCTCGTGGTCGTCGACGTCACGGCCCCGCCGGGGTCGGATCACCAGGGAGGCCGCGAGTGAAGCCGTTGCGAATGCTCCGCAAGGCGCCGCCGACTGCGGCGCGCTCGTCGATGCCGTCGTTCACCTTCGACGGGATCTCCTACCCGTTGTTCGGTGGCGCGAGCCCCTACTCGGACACCGAGTCGATTGATCATTCGTTCGTCGACTACGTCACCGGCGCGTACCGCAGCAACGGCGTCGTGTTCGCGGTCATGCTGTCGCGGCTGCGGCTGTTCTCGCAGGCGCGTTTCCAGTGGCAGCGGCTCGGGCTCGGCTCGACGTCGCGCCTGTTCGGTGACCGCGCGCTCGCCCCGCTCGAATCGCCGTGGCCGGGTGGCTCGACGTCGGCGCTGTTGTCACGCATGGTCCAGGATGCCGACCTCGGCGGGACCGCGTACGTCGCCCGCGAGACCGGCGCCGACGGCCGGGTTCGCCTCCGCCGGCTCCGTCCGGACTGGGTAGAGGTCGTCCTGACGGCGGCGCCCGCCGTCGCCGTCGAGTCCGACATCGTCGGTGTCGCCTACTACCCCGGGGGCGTCGGTGTCGGTGAGCCGCGCTACTACCTGCCCGACGAGGTCGCGATCTGGGCACCCGTCCCGGACCCGCTCGCCACGTACCGAGGCATGTCGTGGTTGGCCCCGATTATCAGGGAGATTCAGGCGGACAAGGCCGCCACTGTGCATAAAGGCCAGTTCTTCGCGAACGGTGCGACGCCGCAGATGGTCGTCAAGGCGCCGATGATGACCAAGCAGCAGTTCGACGATTTCAAGAAGATCGTCGAGACGAGCCACGCTGGCGCCGAGAACGCGTATCGGACGCTGTATCTCGCCGGTGGCGCGGACGTGACCGTCGTCGGCGCCGACTTGCGGCAGTTGGATTTCAAGTCGGTCCAGGGTGGTGGGGAGACGCGGATCGCGGCGGCCGGCGGCATTCACCCGGTCATCGTTGGCCTGTCCGAGGGCCTGCAAGGGTCGAGCCTCAACGCTGGCAACTTTCGTGCCGCGCGGCGCCTCACCGGCGACGTGACGCTCCACAGCCTGTGGCAGTCCGCTTGTGCCGCACTGGAAACGATCATCCCGCCGCCCCCGTCCGCGCGACTGTGGTACGACGCGCGAGACGTGCCGTTCCTTTCGGACGACGCGACGGACCGGGCCGCGATCGAGGGTCGCAAGGTTGCGAGCATCCGGCAGCTCACCGACGGCGGGTGGACTCCCGAGAGCTCACGCGACGCGATCGTCGCAGAAGACCTCACGCTGCTCGTCCATACGGGACGACTCAGTGTGCAGCTGCAATCGCC